TTGTAATAAATCCTAGTTATACATTTGAAATTACGGACAAATTAGAAATCACAATACCAACACAGCCGAGTGACTTTGCCATACAAAATAAATACGATATTGAAATAATAAACAATAACGAAATTATTTATTTAGGAAAAGTAATAGTTTTAGAATCGGGAACAGATATACAAAATTACGAATATGGAAGCCAAAGCACCTCAAGATTTAAGTTCAAATCATAGTCAAGTACAAGTATTTGAGGGTAACGTCAAAATGTCAAAGTTTCAACCGATAGACGTAAAACCCCTATACGGTCGTAAATGGATAACTAATGGTGAAAACAATATCAATTTCAAAACCTATAAAGATGCGTATGATGATAGTCCTACGAACGCTTCGATTATAAATGCTTTTGTAAATTATATTTTCGGTGAGGGATTGATTGATTCCAATGGTCAAGATTTACGAAAATATATTTCTCAAGAGGATGCATTATTGATGTGCCAAGATTATAAGATTTACGGGGGATTTGCGTATCAGGTTATTTGGAGCGTAGAACAAAAACCTTTGAAAGTCGAGTATATTCCTGTTTATAAACTTGGGGTAAATTACGATGCCACAAGCATCAATGTTGACGGATATTGGTATAGTTGGGACTGGCTGAATAGATTTAGATTCAAGCCTACGTTATATCCTAAATTTACGGGCGAATACAAGGGTAACGATTTAGAAATAGCCGTTATTCGTAGACCGACAGCCGAACCGTTCTTCCCTATTCCTGACTATTTAAGTGGCATTCCTTGGGCAGAAGTTGAGGGAGAATTAGCCAATGCTGGTAAAAATCATTTTAGAAATTCATTAACTGCAATGACCATTATTAATTACAATAATGGTAGAATTGACGATAATGTTTTGGCTAAGGAAAAAGCCGACGAGGTTAGGAATAAAGTGGTAGGAAGCGAAAATCAAAGTGCTGTAATTGTAGCGTTTAATGAGGGAGCAGAAGAAGCCGTTACGGTGGATCAATTATCGCCACCTGAATTAAATGCACAAAATGTATTTTATTCAGAGGAAGCAGAAAGAAAATTAATTGTAGCTCATTCAGCACCACCTATTTTATTTGCAGGTAGTAATACTGGGAGTGGATTTAGTAGTAATGCCGATGAAATAGCAGTTGCTACTAAGGGCTTGTATAGACGGCATATAAACCCGATGAGAGGCGTAATATTAAACGGACTAATGGATGCGTTTAGTTTAATAGATTCAAGTATTAAATTAGACTTTAAAGATTTTGAAGAAGAAACCGAAATAACTACAGCAGAATGATACAACTATTCATAAAAGAAACCGACATTGCTGAATTGACAGGGTTTAGTGGGAATATTGATTCTGATTCGATTAAACCAGCAATAAACGTAGCGCAAACAACGCATTTAAAGCGTATTTTAGGGCAAACTTTGTACGATAAAATCAGTACAGAAATAGAAAATAACACTTTATCAGGAGATTATTTAACTATTTATAACGACTATATTGTTTATATGACTGCTTTTTTTTCAGCGAGTATTTATTTATCTTTGAATACCTCAAAAACTACCAATGCAGGGACTTATAAACTAAATCCAGATAACGCAACGAGTTCAAGTAACAACGAGGTGGTAATATTAGGGAATAATTACAAAGCTATTGCAGCTTCTTATGAGGATAATTTTAGAGAATTTATGAAAACAATTTCTATTCCTGAATGGACTTCAACTGAAAATACAAAAAGTTCAACTAATATTCTAAATTGGTACTAAAATGGCACAACAGATATTAAATGTTTCAACCCCTAACAGCGGTTTAGGTGATGCACTAAGAGATGCTTCGATAAAATCGAATGATAATTTTACGGAATTATACGATGGCAAAGTCGATAAAGTTACAGGAAAAGATTTAAGCGATAATAATCTTACCGATGAGTTAGTTACTAAAATAAACGATTTAGAAGCAAGTGCACAAGTAAATATTCAATCAGATTGGAATGAGAATGATATTGAAGCCGATGCATATATTAAGAATAAACCTGAACAATTATTCGCTAGTTTAGGCTACTTCGACTATGCCGATTTAGCTACTCAAACAACACCTATTACAGTTGCTCCAGATAGAAACATTGTTGACTAATGACACGTTAGGGGATGACACTAATACTTCGCAACCTCCTTATGGAGTTACAGCAATATGGGATGCCGATAGCGATGAGTTTAATTTTTCGCAGTTATCAGTAGGTGATACAGTTGATTTAAGGATTCATTTAAAAACTACAACCACAACGGCAAATCAAAAGTACCATATTGATATGAAATTCGCTTTTGATAGCCCTGATGAATTTGAGAATAGAATATTTAGTCAATATGTAAAAAATGCAAGTGAGGACGAACAATCCTTTGTAACTACTTTATACATAGGTAGCGAATCAGTTAGAACTTACCCCGCTAGATTATACATTACAAGTGATGATGATGCGACTGTTGAGGTTGTTGGATGGTTTTGCAGAGTGTTTAGAAAAAGTGTAAATATTGTAATTGACGAAGCTCCAATAGACGGCTTAACCTACGGGCGTAAAGATGCGGAGTGGGTGGAAGTGAGTGGTGGCGGTGGTTCTACACCTGATGCTACCGAAACTGTAAAAGGAAAATTAAAACTAGCAGGGGATTTAGCAGGAACTGCTGATTTACCAACAGTGCCAGAATTAGCTAATAAAGCAAACATAGCATCTCCAACATTTACTGGAACAGTTACAACTCCAGCAATTGTAGTAAGTTCAGAAACTGCATCAAGAGTGGCTATAATAGACGCATCTAAAAACGTTAAAAGTGCTGATACTGCAACTTATCCATCATTAACAGAATTAGCACGTTTAAAAGGCATTACATCGCCAGTACAAACACAATTAGATAATATCAACCCTGTGGGTTCAAAACTATTTTTATATTATAACTTTTATTAAAAACAAATTATGGCATTAACATTTAATCCTCCGTTTACTCAAATCCCTAATGTTGGGCGTGTTGCTTTAGCAGCAGCAAATACCGCAAGAGATGGGAGTGGTACTATTGCAACCGCTTTTACTGCGGGTTCTGATGGTGCATATATTAAGAAAATTAGATTTACTCCTGCACAAGCCACGGCTGCGGCAATTGGAGCAAAAGTGTTTTGTGTATTTTATTCATCTGATGCGGGAACAACTTGGAATTTTTTACAAGAGATTGCAATTGCTACTTCTACTCCATCAAATACCGCCGTTGGTACAAGTGCAATTATAGCATTTCCTGATGGTTTAGTTATTCCTGCAAATACATTGATAGGAGTTACACAGACTATTTACGCTGGTGCTCAAGATAGAACGCAAGTAATTGTAGAGGGTTCAAATTATTAATATTTAAATTATAGAATTATGGCTTTAGTTAGAGTTACACAAAGTACAGTAAAAGAAAAATTAGTGGAGTGGAAGAAAGGAACAAATATTGAAAACGAGTTAATATTTTTACCTACAGATATTCAATATACAGATATACAAGCGTTAGCTTTTGAACAAGGTATATTAATAGATGTACAACCTTGTTATGGAGTGTTTTATAAATTTATTTTCATTTCATTGGTGTAATGGATGGATTAAAGCTGACATACAAACAAACACAATCTTTTGAATTATCGCAAAATGCTTTAAATAATGATTTAGTTGATAGAAATAAATTTGCAAGATATTCAGCAAATGGAAATTTCAATATTTTAGGTGCTTTAGCTTTAGAAACAAAAGAGGTTCAAACTGATGATGTTAATACATTTGGTGCTTTATCAGGTAGTAATAAGTACAATGGCGGTGTATTAGCTCCTAATGGGGTTGATATTTATGCAATTCCTTATGGGAGTACTACAACAACAGTTTTAAAAATAGATACTTTAAATGATACAACGACAACTTTTGGCAGTTTAGGTGCTATTTCGGGGAAATACTCAGGGGGAGTTTTAGCTCCAAATGGCTTTATTTATTTCATTCCTTATTCGGCAACTTCAATATTAAAAATAGACCCCACAAATGACACAATAACAACTTTTGGAAGCATTGCGGGTAGTGCAAAATGGACAGGTGCGGTATTAGCATCAAATGGTTTTATTTATGGAATACCCTATAATTCAACATCAATATTAAAAATAGACCCAACCACAGATACTTTTACAACTTTTGGCAATATTACTGGAGTTGCTAAATTTTTTAGCGGAGTATTAGCTCAAAATGGAATTGATATATATTGCATACCAGCAAATTCAACATCTATATTAAAAATAAATACCAATTCAGATACTATAACAACTTTTGGGGATTTAGGTGCAACTATTGTAAAGTGGTATGGAGCAGTATTAGCTCCTAATGGCTTTATTTATGCAATTCCACATCAATCTGCAAATATTTTAAAAATAGATACCGCTACAGATACAACCAGAACGTTTGGAAGTTTTGCTGGAAATCAAAAATACGCAGGGGGAGTTTTAGCTCCAAACGGCTTTATTTATGGAATACCTTTAAATTCAACAACAACAACAATTTTAAAAATAAATCCAGCAACAGATACTGCCACAACTTTTGGAGTTTTAGCGGGTAGTGCAAAATGGATAGGTGCGGTATTGGCATCAAATGGTTTTATTTATGGAATACCTTATGATTCAACAACAATTTTAAAACTGTTAAGTCCAATAAAAAATAACATTAGATTTTGTTTAAACAGAAATTTTAATAAATTTTAACTATGGGTAGCTTCATCAAATCACGCTACTACCTACATTTAATAATAGGTTTTGCAATCGGGTACAATATAATGAGCCTTACAGACTTCAATGAGTATGTTTGGTACAATAAAATAGTAGGCTCTTTCAAATTCACAAACAAATTGATGCTTCTCTATTATCGTTTAAGAGTGCATTAATAATAGGACAATGGAAAGACGCAAGAGATTTATTTTTATCTTTAAATATTAATGAAATTAGTATAGAGGTTTACAAAAAAATTAATACAGAAGTGAATAATTATATTGAATTGAATTATTAAAATGAGCAATCAAACACAAGATCAAAAGGATATTGTCGAAATCAAAGGCGATATAATAGGAATCAAAGGCGAAATTACAAGTATCAGGAGGCATTTTGACGAGTTTAAGAAAAAGCAAGATTTAGAGGATTTATCTATAATTTCACGTGACAATA